TCACCGTATGACCGCACTTTGACCATGACCATGCCGCCATTGCGTTGGTCGCCTGTCCCGCTGGTGTTGCCTTCGATCGTCAAGCATGTCTTTGTGTCGATTAGTCCGACCACAATTCCAATGTGTGAAATGCGGTCAACGCCGTCATGTGGAAAGTCCATGAAAGCCAGGTAGCCCAGTTGCGGCATGCCTGACCAGCGTTGAATCTCTTTGAACTTATGTGCGCCGACGGCAGTGCCGACGACTGAATGAATCTTGACACCTGCCTGGGCTGCACACCAATTGACAAATGAACCACACCACGGCAAACCGTCTGCCTTTGTAAATTTGCCGTACTTTGTAAGGTTGTCGCCTTCTTCGACCGTGCCAACTTCAGCTGCTGCGACTTCGATCAACCGTGCATTTGTGCCTTGCGGATAAGTCATTTGCCAACCTTAAAAGGTTTTGGCAATGCCTTTGTGTAATCCCATTTTGCAATGTAGTCGCCTGATTCGTCTGAGTCGTTTTGCAAAATAATTGTTCCGTCAAAAAATGCTTTTGAATCTTCCAATTCTGGAAGCGCCGCAATTAAATCATTATAAAGTGACATTTCATCAGCCCCTAATCCATGAACCAGTAAAGTATGAAGTTGTGCCACCTGTTTGTTCAACGTTTCTTGCGCTTGGATCACTGTCATAAATGTAAATTTCAACGTAATCTGATGAACCGTTCAAATAAACAACATCTGAACCGCCAAATTGTGAATAAGTGCTTGTGTTCACCCATTCGTACATTAAAGAATAATTTGCACCGTTTTTGTAAAGTCGTACGCCATTAGTGCTTTGCCCTGTTTTTCCTGTATAAAGTTGACAATTTATTTGATAATAACCCGCAGTTGTCGGCGTAAATCTATAATTTGTTGTTGAGTCAAAACAATTGTCCGTATCAAATGTTTCTGAATTAAACTGAACTTTTGTCCAAGTGTTTTGGCTGAAAGATTGTGCTGAAGTATTGCGAAACGCACGAAATGCTGGACCTGTTGATGCGGTTGCGGTAGCCCATTTCAGACCAGTTGCCGCGGTCGAATCCGCAGTTAAAACTTGTCCATTTGTTCCAACGCCCAATCGTGCGTCAGCCGTGTCAAAAGTAAATAAATCGCCCTTAGTTGTTAAGGGTGTAACGTCGGCAGTTGTTGTCCATGCTGGAACGCCACCTGAAACTGCTAAAACCTGACCTGTTGTGCCAATAGGCAAACGCGTGCTGGTGTTTGCAGTTGCTGACGAATAAGCAAGATCGCCAAGCGTCGTGCCTGGTTGCAATGCTTTCAGTCGTGTGTCAACGCCCTGCAATGCAACATCAAAATCGGCTGGAAGGTCTGTGACCAAGTCGCTCGACGTTGGAAGAACAAAACCGTAATTCGTGGTTGGGTTCGCCATGTGTGTTTCTCCTTTTCTAAGCCACTATTGTGGCATTTGCCCAGTCTAAAGTCGGCGACACGCTTGCCCACGTTTCGGTGATCGGAACGTCGTTCCAGCGCATTGCCTGCAATGAGTATGCCAACGGTGACAACAACAAGGTAACGCTCAAACGGTTATAGGAAGCCTGAAACGACCAGCCTTCGACGAATCCCTGGAATGTACCTGAAGCCATGTTTAACGGCAGATTGTTCAGGGCAATTGCTTCACCCATGAAAATGTTGATTAGGTTGTCACGATCGGAATTGTCAATTTCAGGGTTCGTCAGGTCAAATGAAATTTCGCTAAAAATTGGTTGTGGTTGGGCACGCAATGACAAATAAAACGCCGCCTGCGCGTTGGCGTCAGCTGCGTCGTGCAATGTTGTTGTAATGATTTGTGCAAGATTTCCATAAATAGCAATTGACGCTGGGTCACTGTCTGAAACGTCGTTTTGGCTATTTGCGCCGTACTTGATTGTTATTGCATTTCGAACGTCGCCAACACGGGTTTGAATTCGAAGCCCAGCCGCGCGGGCGTGATTTGCGTCAAGGTCAACGTAACCGTTTGCTGCAAGGTAATTGGTGCGGTGCGTAGAATCTGCGTACCCAATGCGTCCTTGCGCGTCCTCGTACAAATAGCCCAGCCCTGACGTTGCCAATGCTGAAACCAGCGAATAAACGTCAATTGGGTCTGACCCACCACCCCGCGCCGAAAGATCGTAATTGCCTGGGCGGTCTATCTCGCCCAACCCAGTGTTTTCAGCATTCGCCCATGTTGTTGTTGGGTTATAGGTTGCCCAGGTCAATGCCCCTGGCACTTCAGCCCATGACCCAAACAACACCGTTTGCAAAACTTCAAAAATCTGGTCGCCGTCGAAATCCCGTGCTAGTGCGTCGGTGTAAATCACTTTTGGCAAACGTGCCAATGCGCCCAATGCCGTGATCGAATAAGTTTGCGTGAACATTGTTGTACCTACGTCGCGGACTTCCAGCCCAATGTCCACAACGTTCCCGCCGAAAATGGCAACAAATGTCCCTGACGTGTCTTTGATCGAAACGCCAATTGTCGAATTGATCGAAACTGGAATTGCAGTTTGATTCACGTCCAATAATTGAAGATTGACGTACCCCGCCTGCGCCTGTTCGTAAATGTTTGTTCGACCGCTGCGAATCGTTAAATTTGCCAAAACCGCGTCTGTGTATTCGACGCCGTCAATTTCAACCAACCAAATTGGCGACCATTGCGTCATGCTAGTTGAAGATTTCCTGCGCCACCAGTGCCGCGGTAGAAAGAATCGTTCAAGGTTTCAACGATTGTGCGTGCAGTACCTTCACGGTCAAACGCGCCAGTTACGGTCAGGTTGATTGTTGTGCCCATTGAAGCGGCTTCAGCCATGCGGAATGAACCAGGGTTGAAATTGCTTGAAACCACACTGCTTGCAGCTGACGCAGCAACCCTTGCAGCAGTTGCGATTCCGCTTGATGTTGTGCCACCGCCTGTTGTAGTTGTTCCCGCGGTTGTTGTAACTGCCGAAACGCTAGGCGTTGAAACTGTACCCGTTGACATTGAAAAGTTACCCAGTGGACCAGTAGTCGTCGAACCCGAACCGCCGCCGATCTTTGGAATGCTTGGAATGTCTTTACCCCACTGCACGGCGTTATAGCCTTTAATAATTAGGTTAATGCCGTCAATGGCAGTGTTCAACAATGGTTTGATCGCGCCCAATACTTTGGCAATGATTGTGATAACCAATTCAGCAATTTCGCCAACGACCTTCAATGAATCGCCAATTGCCTTACCAACCAACGGCGCAATGAATTTGACCACGTCCCAGAATGCTTTGAATTCGTCCTTGCTATTCATGACCGCAGTTTTGACGTTATCAAATACTGACTTTACGCCTTCAATGATTGGCGTGAATGTCTTTTTCAGGGTATTGCCAACGTCAGTAATGACCTTGCCGAATCCCTCACCGTCGGTCAGGCTAAACGCGTTTGAAAACGCCTGGATTGCTGGCAATGCGTTTTGATTGATGAATTGCAAAAGTTTGTCAAGAATTGGAAGCAATGCAACACCGACTGTTTCTTTTGCTTCGTCAAATGCAACCTGAACGCGTGCGATCTTTCCCGCGTATGTGTCAGCGTTGCGTGCAGCAGCCCCGCCGAACAATTCAGTCAAACGACCCTGAACCTGCTCAAATGACATGGTTTTCAATTCGGCAGTCGATAAGCCAACGCCTAATTTACCCAGGGCAGCGGTGTTGCCGTCGTAAGCCTTAGCAAGTGAATTGGCAATTGCTTCGACTGGTTTGCCTGTTGCTGCGCTGATGTCTAGCGCGGTTGAAAGTAAATCTTGCGCCTTTGTAATGTCGCCAGTCGATCTAACCAAACGACCCAACGCAGGGCGCAATTCGTCGTCAGCAACACCCGTTGCCAGTGACATTTGAAGAATTGAATCTTCCGTTGCTTTGATCTGCGCCTGGGTTGCACCCGTGGCATTTTCCAACGCCAACGCCAATTGTGTTTGTGCCTTTTCGTCAGCAATTGCAGCCTTTACGCCTTCAATACCAATTGCAATTGCAGCGGCACCAGCAGCGGCAGCAGCTGCGGCAAAGGCTTTACCGATTGCAACGCCAGCCTTGCCAACCTTGTCGCCAAATGAATCAACGTCGCCCGAAGCGGTCTTGAGCGATTTGTTAAGGTTGTCAACGTCTCCAAGAATGGAAAGTTTAAGGGTGCGACTACCAGCCATTAGTCGTACTTCCTAACTATTTTTGAGAATGATTCTTCCCATTTTTTGATGATCTCAGGTTGTGCGCTTCGAAGCGTTGGGTAGATAAACCAACCGCGTGACCCGCGACCTTCACGACCTGACCAAACTGGGAATTGCTTGAAACGATTTGAACCGAATTCGTAACCGCCCCAAACCTGTTGCGTCGTACCCCCACCGCT